TATTTCGGAGATAATTGCTGTTGCTGGAGATGTGGGGTCTCCGGCATATATTGAAACTGCATCACCGACATTATAAGAATATCCACCATCAGTCAAATTGATTTTGGTCAGTTTTGATGCTGAATTTAACTTTATAGTGATAGCATCTTCGTTTTCATTCAAAACATCGGTCGTAAAGTTTTCACCTTTTATGAACTCACCTTCGATAGTTTTTGGATTAATTTCGAATTCAAAAATATCAGTTTCAAAATTAGAATAATTTGATATTGATTCGATTAATGCTGAAGCTCCAGAGGTATCTCCTGTTATTTTTCGATTATATAGAATCGAGGAATCAAAATTGTTGTAGGTAACATTTAGATACAAATCTGTATTTGCAATATATGATTGAATGTTATCTGAAATCGCAAACTTTTTATATTCTTTTTGTAGAACAATTTGAGATGGTGAATTGATTGATCTTAAATAATTGCCATTCGTGTCTGATATATACAATGATATTGCATTTGCACTTACATCATATGGTAAATAAAATTTTCTATTTGAAATATTTTCATTTTTTGCAATAGAATAGACGCTTCTTATACCAGAAGTTTGCGCTCTCAATACTCTAATAATTTTCCAGTTACCGCCAGATGCAATTAGAACATCATTTCTTGGAATTTCTATGTCAATTTCTTCGTTGAATAACGCACGAAAAAAGTATCTAAAGGACTTCTCATTTCCTTTTGAGAGATAAAATGGAACTGCATTTTTAATTAAAAGACTCTTTGATGCGAGAGTATCTTTTGGAAATAATTCAAGGAAAGTGTCAAAAAATTGATCTTCAAATTCATCCAATGAAGCATCAACATCTTTTATGTCAACAAGCTCCTTCGCTCTTGTATAAAGATCATTGTTTTTACCAGTCTGTTTATTCTCTAAAAATTCATAATACGCTTCTATGAATCGAACAAAAGTCTGATAATCTTCTCGAATAAATTCTGGTAATTGACCCTGTACTAAAAGCGAAACTTTATTGTCAACCAAACTCATACTGGCTCCACACTAATCAATATCGAATCCGCACTGTCCTTATCAATAGATACGATTGTATCTCTATCAGATTTTATGACGGAATCTTTTGCATAAGCAGTGACTCTAAAGATTCCGTCTTCTGGACCAATTGATAGAATTTTTATTGCATTCGTTTGAACTATGCCTGTGTTATAGTATATCGTTCCTGCATCAGATAGGATTTCTTTTGCTTCCGATAGTTCATTGTAATAAACAACTCTGAGCTTTCCAATATTGCCCTGTAAATTTGCAATAGCAGAAGCAGAAACTCCATCACCAGTAATTGTGACAAAAGCTCTGGTATAATTGATGCCTCTATTTGTAAGTGTGATGGCAGTCAATTTACCATTGCTGATTGTAGCTACAGCCTCAGCTCCATATCCATCACCTGTTATGGTAATGGTTGGTATCGTTTTGAAATTGAATCCTGAATTGATGATTTCTATCGAATCAATGCCCGTAAACGAATAAGCAATTTCCTCAATTCTAGCAGTTCTTCTAATATCTTGAAAATCAAAAATGTCAAAATAGCTGGAAACCAACTTATCATTTAGACTTCCTCTGTTTAATTCGATTCCGTAATCGATGGTATATTGTGAATATTGCTCTAAATTTACATCGAGTCTTCTTTGAACTTTGGTTCTAATCACGCTACCCACAAAAGAGGGATCAGCATTATCGATATCATCCTGCAATCTGGATTGAACATATCTTGAGTCGAAAGTTTCTAGATATGTCGTATTGTAATTTCTTATTGCATTTATGGCTTTAGTCTTTAAATCCTTTGAAGAAAGGTTTGTTTTTTCAGTATCGTATTTGATTGTTCCTTCAACCAAAATGTAGAGATAATTTGGATCGACAATTTCTGCTGCCGTTGCTATAACAGCTTTTGGTGTAACGATATCGTCAATGATTCTTTTCTTTTCAGTTTCAGAAAGATAATAACCATCTCTCAATTTTAATGAAATGAAAGTCTTGTTATAAACAATTGGATTTTGTTCTTCTCCACCCCAAACAGAAATTGATTGAACTCCAGGATAATTTGACTTGATATATGCGGCATAATCTTTAGCTGTCACTAATCTATTTTGTGTTGAATACTTTTTGGTTGCAGAGAATTTAATCGAATCAACAGACTCTCTTTCATTTCCTCCAGATGCTGCTGCAATAGAAGTGATTGTTATATCAGAATATCCGCCAATTGGTCCAGTTGGAATAAAAGTATTGGCTTTATTTGCGCCTGTTCCATTTGTTATAATATATGATGCTATGACTTTAGAACCATCTGCTATCTTTTTAGAGATGTAATCGTCGCCAAAGTAAATTTCAAACTTCTGGTCTCTTCCTTCTTGTAAGAAATATGCTTCAGATGATGAGTTTAGATCCAATATGTTAGTTGATGACTGATATGTCGTATAATTCGAATTTGAGACTGGATTTTCATTGACAGAAACTTTCAATGTTCTTGTATCAATGTTAGTGTCCGGTAGTGTAAAGATCTGCTTTGGATTTGAATTATTATCTTGCGTGAATGTATATGAATTCAGTATTCCTTCATATAGGTCAATATTCTCAAACAAATATTTCGTGTTTGATTTTGTTACGGTATGATTCTCGACAGTAACAAAATTGTATGGATAATCGTCGATAACTTCAGAACTAAAAACTGTTCCGCGAGGAATCATTAAAGTGTCGATTGTTGTACTTCCAGATTCAACACTAATATTGACAGTTGCGATAGGAGCATTTCTTGAAGCGGGAAGATAGCTCATTAATTTTGCATGAGAGACTACGGAATCACGAAGCAATGCAGTATCTAGAAAAGATTCGTTAGCAATCATGTTTAGATAATACGCATTGTAATGTGTGTTATATGCGAGAAGATCAATCAAAACACTCAGCGCAGATCCTTGAAAATTGTAATCCGAGAATTCGCTTTGCTGATTCAAGAATTGAATCAAATTGCTTTTGATTGTATCAAAATCTAAATCTGTTATTTGTAGTCTTGCTGCCATTTATCGAACTCTTTCAAGGAAGAAGGTTATTTGTATTGGATTGAGCTGGTTAACTAATCTAAACGTCAAATTAACAATAAACCCATTATTGTCGAAATCGGGCTTTACAAGCACACTTTGAACTATTACTCTTGGCTCAAAATTATCAACCGTAGTTTTTATTTGAACTTCTAAATTTTTTGCTGTAATAACATCTAATGGTTCGAATAATAGAGCCTTAATATTTCCACCAAGATAGGGTTGAAAAGGTCTTTCGAATTGTGCCGTTAGAAGTAAATTTCTTAAGGAAGCTATTACAGCATTTTCGCCAATGACTTTATTGATATCCTTTTTTATAGGATGAATAGCAAAGTTTAAATCCAGATCTTTATATGACCTGGTGACGTTACTATATGTCGTTTCTGTTGCCATTGAAGTATTTATACGCTATTTTAGCCAGAATATGATTTCAATTGTGTGGAAATGGTTTCATATTTTTCGTCAACTGTAGCCAGAAAAGCCTCTGGGCTAGAGGTATCAAATGAAGTGGTAAATACAGTAGAAACTGTTGACAGACTTGTTGTCAATTTATTTATTCCTTCAAAAGATGCTGCGATTGAACTATCAACTTCAGCTCTTAAATCGTTTAATATGGTGCTTGGATCCAATGAATTTACAGCACATGCAGCAATAGCCGGCAATATTCCTTCAATAGCGGCCGCTAATTCTCCCAATTTTATTGAAAGAGTAATCAATTTTTTAGCATATTTAATTAATGCTTGTAATTGAGTACCAATTAAACCTGTGACTAAATCTGCTAACCATTTGACTATCGATACTGGATCAGGAAAAGGTAAATTCATTAGACTTGTTAGAGGAGTTAATGATGCAATTTCTTTAATCATTCCAGATATCAATCCTTTGACTGAGCCTAATGCAGTATTGACGACCAAATTAATTTGAGCGCAAGATGCATTTTCTAAGTGCGAAATCTGACCTATCAACTTATCTAAGTGATCAGTATTTACGTCACCTATACCTTGTAATATC